TTCGCCGGAAGCTGGCGCTGCCGCAGAGCTAGGCGCAGCCTCAAACGCTGCATCTGGGACATCGCAACTTAAAGTAGACTTAGACCCAACCATTCAGAATATGGGTACAGGTACTGGTCTTCAGATTAGCGAGTAACATATGAGCATGGGAACCGCAGAGGCGCGGTATCGCCAACTCGAACAAACCCGACAATCTTATCTCGACAGAGCTAGAGACTGTTCAGAGCTAACTATCCCCTCACTAATACCACAAGATGTCCACAATGAGACGAGTGATTTATACACTCCTTTTCAAGGCATCGGTGCGCGAGGCGTTAATAACCTAGCTTCTAAACTATCAATCGCTCTTATGCCGCCTAACTCCCCATTCTTTCGTTTCATGGTTGAGCCTTACACTCTTAAAGAGATGGCTCAGGATGAGGCAGCTCGTACATCTATTGAACAGCAGCTGGGTGAGTATGAACGTGCGGTGATGTCTGAGATTGAAACGTCTGGTGATCGAGTGGCAATGCACGAAGCGTTGAAACATCTGATCGTAGGCGGGAACGTATTGCTCCATGTAGGAGCTGACAAGACCCGTGTAATTCATTTAGACAGTTATGTAGTCTCACGCGCCCCTAGTGGGGATGTATTAGAGATTGTAGTAGTGGAACACGTTTCCCCTAATGCACTAGATAAAGCCACAGCTGCTAACATCTCAGGTAAACTCGAAGGTGATGAGAAGACTGTAGAAGTCTACACACACATCGAGCGTAAGAACGAGTTCTTTAACGTATACCAAGAAGTCAAAGGGACTGTAGTCTCAGGCAGTAAGGGTAGATACAAAAAGGGTTCAGTCCCATTCCTCCCTTTGCGGTTCTCCCGCATTGATGGTGAGGATTATGGACGCGGATTTGTAGAGGAACTTCTAGGTGACTTGCGGTCTCTTGAAGGATTGTCACAGGCAATTGTCGAAGGTGCAGCCGCAGCCGCTAAAGTTCTCTTCATGGTCAACCCTAACGGTACAACCCGTATGCGTACAATCGCACAGGCCGAGAATACAGCTATCATTGAGGGTAATCGTAACGATGTATCAGTCTTGCAAATGGATAAGTTTAATGATTTCCGTGTGGCTTACCAAGCAATGTCGGGAATTGAAGAACGCTTATCACAGCAATTTATGCTTCAATCTTCTGTTCAACGAAACGGAGAGCGAGTTACAGCGGAAGAAATACGATACCTCGCAGGAGAATTAGAGGACACCCTATCGGGTATCTACTCGATCCTGTCACAGGAATTCCAGCTTCCGTATGTTAACCGTAAAATTGATGTGCTGACTAAGGCCAAGAAGCTACCAAAGCTGCCAGACAATGTGGTTAAACCTACAATTGTAACAGGCATGGAAGCACTGGGTCGTGGACATGATTTGCGTAAACTGGACATGTTTATCCAAGGTATGACACAGGCGCTGGGACCAGAGGTTCTTCAGCAATACGTCAACCTACAGGACTACATCAAACGTAGGGCCACCGCTCTCGGTATCGAGACAGAAGGTCTTATCAAATCACAAGAACAAATCGCCCAAGAGCAACAACAGGCTATGCAGATGCAGATGATGCAACAGGCAGCGCCGGGTGTAGCTCAAGAAGGGGCGAAACAATTAGGAAACTCTTATGTTGAAAGCCAAAGACAACAAGGCGGTGGCGAAGGCTAAGGCGAAAGAAGCCGAACCTGAAAAGAAACCACTGGCTGCACCTGCTATTTCTAAAGGTGCGTCAACAATTAAACGGATTGACCACTAAGTATGGCAGAAAGCATCACAATCACAGAAGACGATACTGGCCCAGAAGCACCTGTTGCGGAGGATAACCAATCTGAACGTCCAGAATGGTTGCCAGAAAAGTTCAGTTCTCCTGAAGACCTAGCGAAATCTTACAGTGAACTCGAGAAGAAACTATCAGGATCGACAGACCAAGCCGCAGAGCCATCTGATACGGATGGAGAGCCGCAAGGTCAGTCTGAACCTGTAAGCTTCGAGAAGTTCTCTGAAGAGTTCGCTAGCTCTGGGGAGTTGAGCGCCGATAGCTTCACAGAATTAGAGAACATGGGTTACCCCCGAGAGATGGTGGAAACCTACATCAACGGTATGAACGCTTCTCAGACCGCAGACGCCGCAGAAGTTATGAGCGTAGTTGGCGGAGAAGAAGGATACAAAGAGTTGACCGAGTGGGCCAAAGGTTCGCTCGATACAAAAGAATTAGAACTCTACAACCAGATGGTTGGGACAAGTACAGATAATGCAAAGATGGCAGTCGAATGGTTGGTATCTAAGCGAGAAGCACTGGAAGGCTCTGAGCCTACCTTACTCTCCGGCAAGGCATCTGCACCTGCCAAAGATGAGTTCCGCAGCACGGCGGAAGTTGTAGCTGCAATGAAAGACCCCCGATACGGTAAGGACTCCGCATACACTAAAGATGTGGAAGGTAAGCTGGGGCGGTC